TTATATTCCAGGCCGAATAAGGCATTCAAACCTGGCTCTAGTTCTTTAACTAGTTGTCCTCTAGAAATGGCCATAGTTATCCTCCTTATACTCCATTTACGTTCATGTCTAACTCGTGCTCGTTTATTCTAACGATCCAATTCACGTTGGCAGCGCCAACTGTGTTATTTGATGGATCTCTAGATAAACCTAGGATCTGCAAAGTAGCAGATGAACCATTCGCTAAAGTTGAATCATTTAATTCAACTTGTGACACGAAGTCAGGTGAACTTCCAGCTGCGTACACAATATCTGCAACATTAAAGATGTCAGTTTTTTGCGATGCGCTAGAGTTGTTTGTTTGTATTTCAAACCTTTCGTACGGATCATCAGTAACAAACCCAACGATATCAGTCGCTGTGTTTGATGCGTTTAAGTGATTTGCGAACGTAGGCTTGCTTGTGCTTGCGTCGGTAAAAAAGATACCACCCAAGGAACCTAGTATTGCTCCTCCTGCACCTGCAACTTCAACTGTTCCGTCAGATTTCATTTTGACAGGATCGTTGAAGTAGATAGCAGTTGCCGAAGCAGCTATATCATACTCGGATAAACCTTGGTTGTCTCTGTTTTGACCAACTTTACCAATTGGTTTTAGACCAAAAGGTGCGTCTTGATTAGTCGCCATAGTTGTCCTCCTTAGACATTGTTAGTTTATCCGGCGGACTTTGAATTGTTAAAAAATTAACTTTTCTTTGAGCCACCGAAGGTTGTAGAAGATTGACGATCAATATTGATCGGCATACTTCTATGCTGTTCCCTCATGAGATCGTTATCGACAGCTTTAACCTTGTCGTCATGCATTCTTTGGTAGTATTCAGTTCTACCTTTTGCAATCTCTACGGGCACCCTAGCCAGCACTAGGCCACCAACTCCGATCATCCCCTTGTATTTGCCATCTTCAATAGCTGGGTAGTCTGAATCTGGATATTCGTCAGCTCTTACAAGCTCGTATCCGGATCTTAGTCTTCCTGCAATATTTTTCGTATCTTGGAATCCTAATGATTCAGCTCTTAGCCATCTATGTTGAAATCCTGTTGGCGCAGGGGGTGCATCTAAAGATGATGGTGGAGTCCAAGGCTTTGCTTGTTCTGGTGGTTTCACCATTGAAGCTTGTGATTCAATTTTTTTATCGTCACTTTTAACCTGACTCGCACGATTGTCGGCTTTTATTTTATCATTACTCATATCTCTTACGCCTCCTTAGTCGTGAGTTTTGCTTTTTGTTCAGCATATTTATCGAGTGGCACACCTAATTTTTTAGCAATTGCTACCTCAGACGGTGTGAGTCTTTGGGTTTTGCGACCAGATCTGCTACTACGCGTTGCTGATGCAACAGTTTGAGTAGGCTTAGTCGTTTCTTCATCCTTTGTAACAAATTTGTGGGGAAATTCAAGGGCTATTCTTTTGTCAATTTCAGAATAATATTCTTCTGATTGAGACACTGGATCGTACCCTTCTTCCTCTACTAATTGTCTATGGATTGCTTTGGCTCCTTCGGTCATAACCAAATCTTTATTAAACCAGGTGTTCTTTTCTGCCCATTCTTGGGCTTTTGGGTCCACCCTTCTAGGTATTTGTTGATTTACTTCTTCTGCCTGTTGTTCAACAGGTCTTTCTTCAACAGCTTTTTTAGATTTTAAATCATTAAGTCTTGCTTCTTCATACCCTAATCTTGATATTTCAGCTTGAGCAGAAACTTCATCTTTAAGATTATTTTCTTCTCTGGCTTTTGCTAATTTAGCAACAGCAGCTTCCATACTAGATTTTACTCGGCCTTCCATTTCAGAAACATAACCTGTATCTAATTTAGCTAATCTTGATTTTAATTTTTCTTGCTCTTCTAAAACACCTCTTGCATAAAAAGTTGCAGCTTCTTCTCTACGTTCTGCCTCTCGCATTTTTTTAGTTAACTTTGCGATTCTTCTTTTTACCCCTTCTGAGTATTCTTCTAATTCTTTCTTTTGCTCTGGCTCTTTCTTTTCTTCACTAACTTGAACAGCAGGCTGCTCACTAGGTTTCTCAACTGAGTCTGTGGACTCAGTATTGTTTTCAATAGTTTCATTTTTATCCTCCTTAGTTTCTGGTAACTCTACCTCAACTTCTGGTCCGGATGTATCTATGTCTACTGTCTTTTTTTCTTCTTCTGGCATAGTCTTCTCCTATGTTAAAATTGATGAAATATATCTTCGGGTTTTTCGATGGTTGCTAAAACTTCATCATCATTTAGCAATCTTACTTCCCCGCCATCGATCTGAATTCTAGATCCAGCGTATCTTGCAAAAATAACCCACTCGCCTTTCTTGCACCAAGGACCTTCTGGGTATCTATCTTTGTCATAACAATGTGGTCCCATTTCTAAAACGAGTCCGCATGTTGATGCTACTTGTTGCCTTTCTAAAGTATCTTGTCCCAAGAACAATCCTCCTTTAGTTTTTTCTGGCATCTTAAAAGGTAAAACTAATACCCTCCACCCAGTGGGCTTAGGTAATTTAGATGTTTCTTTTGTTTTTAAACGATCGTAAGCTTCGGTTTCTTTTTTATCTTCTTCTTTATATTTTTCTTCTAAAGCTAATTTAATCTTTGGTGGCGTCGAACTTGACGACATTGGTTGGGTCGGTCGTAACTTCATTTGTTGGCTCCTTCTTTTTCAGCAGGTTAGAGATATCCTGTGATATTTTATAATAAGCATGTGCTTGTCCTAATAGATACTTGTATTTATCCATATTGTCAACACCTCCACTTATCATGCTGTCTCCCACGTTTTGGTAAGAGTCTTTTAAGTTTTTTTGTATCTTACTTATTATTTCTAGTTCTTCTAATAGCATCTTTGCCTTTCTTAAATATAGCAGCGACTTTATTTTTTTTCATAACTTTGGCGCGCTGTTCACCAACAGTTAAGATTTGGATTTTCCTCGCAAACGGCTTTGAAATCTTTTTAACTTTCGCAACAGTTTTCTTAGCGTCGGCCGGAGTCGCAAACTTAATTTTGACAGTATCTCTTGGATTTTCATCTGTATATAATCTCCTTCCTGAACCTTTTGGTTTTTTACCTGTTCCCACTTTCGGGTCTGACATATTTTTCTCTCCAATAATTTTTTCTTTCTAGAAATCTAATTCTTTTTTCTAAAGCTTCAATACCAAATATTTTTTTAAAAAAAGTAATTAACATTTCCATCTTCTACGGGCCTGTCTTAGTCTTGAATTAGGATCTTTGGCAGCTTTAGGAAATTTTTTCATTTGACCTGCACTTCTCGCACAGAATGATTTACGTCTGTTAGCAGCTTTAGATCCTGGTTTGACTTTGCCAGTGACCGCTGTTTTTAGTTTAGAGCCGGGATTTAATCTTCTATAGGCTTTGACCCCAGCTTGTGTCATGCCTGCTCCAGATTTTGTCGATCTAAAGTTCTTTTTGTTTCTTGCTGGCATACCACCCTTTGCCATTAATACTCTTTGTTCTAACATTAAATCATCCCTTTGTAATATTTAGTATACGACGGATTAGATAAATTTACTCCTCCGTAATCACCTTTTATACTACGACCAAAGTACGGAGTGTTAGTAGAACCCGGTCCACCCGCAGCTTTTCTTTTTCTGTTTACAATTGTTTTAACGTTAGTTGGTTTAGGTCCAGTATTACCCGCTGCTCTTTTTCGTTTGACAGCACTCGCCCTTTGCGAGTCGCTCATCCGTGTGGCTTTGGCAAGTGG